TCCAACTTGTGCTTTCTTGATTGAACCACCCATTTGGTCTGTTGTTACAACTTCAGATGAAATTGAACTTCTATTACCTTGAGTTGCGGTCCATCCAACTAAATTAAGTTCGTGACACATTGCCTCAAATCCTCTCATTACCGAACCTTCCGCTTTCCATTCATCTTTACTTGATGATTCCGGAGTAACACAATCAATATAGTCTAACATAATCAAATCAATTTTCATTCCATCGGCAATCATCTTTCTTACCATATTCTTAATTTGAGACATATTGTAAGTGTCTGACGCCAATTTAATTAACTTCAATTCATTTGTCATTGTGTTCTTAATCTCCTCAACTTTTGAGATAACAGTTTCTCTATGAAGATTTAAATTATCCGGTTCAATACCTGTCCAAAGGGTAAAGTGTTTTCTTTGAACAATTTTTGGATTATCCTCAAAAAATATTTGAAGAACATTATATCCAAGATTAAATGCGGTATTTGCAATTTTGGTTAAGATAGTGGTCTTACCAACCCCCGTAGGAGCTAATATAACCCCTATCTCACCCTTTGCAAGTCCACCCTTGAGTAATTTATCAATTCCGGGGATACCCATTGGTATTGGATGTCTATAGTCCTCATTAAGAACTTCATCCAAACCGGAGAAAATGTCAGTGATACCTGTTTGATGTTCTCCTACTTGTAAAGCTTCTCTAACTAATCCCTCAACCTTATCATAAGATTCGAAATCCCCATCAGTGATAATTTTTTGTGCCTTTTCCATTGCTTTCTGTAACTCTTGTTGTTTACAGAATTTCAATGCTTTTTCTTGAACGAACACACTACCTTCAAAAGGTGCGTCTTGTACTTGTTTTAAGGTGTCAAGAACTATCTTTAAAACCAATTCTTGAGTTATCTCTGACTTGATTAATTGTTCCAAAGTGTCAAAAGATGGTGTTGATTCATACTTTTTGTAATACTCTTTGGTTAATTGAATAATAATTTTGAAATATTTGTTATCGAAATACCCAGGGTCCAAAACATCCATGATGCTATTCGCAAATGTTTTATCTACTATTAGTTGATTTAACAACTGTACCTGAAATGTGTTCCCTAAATAATCAAAATTTTTTTTCATAATGTGTGGTATCCCCTTTATTGATAAATATCTTTTAAGCTAACTGATAGTCTAAAAATTCGTAAGATAATTTGTTATCTGAAAAGATGTCAGTCAATCCTCTCAAGATTTCTTTTAAGAATGGTCTTACGTCAACCGTATAACGAACTTTTGGTGGAAACAATTTTCCGTCAAAAATTCTATGACAAATTGTCTGTTCTCCCAACTTCACATACAAGTTGAAATATTCAGCGTCTTCTGTGTATGATGTACTCATCACAGTTGGGTCATGCATTATTGCATCTTTATTATCCATCATGTAGATAACCGTTTTCATTTTCAAGTCATAGTTTAAACTTTCCTTGATACTTTTCATAAAGTCATACAACTCATATGAATTTTTTGCTTTGGGATTGAAACCCCTCACATTAAAGAATCTCTGAACGATGATGTTGTCATTCAACGTCAACAGAAACTCTATTTTAGTGCTGTCTTGCTCTTTCATTTGATTTTAGTTTTTGTTAATTATTTCGTTTTAATTGTTCTCTATACCATTTACAAGCTGCTATATAAGCTGGTAGTTCATGATTATCATAATCATCTCCTGTTCTTACAAATCCATTTTCATCTGTTCCTTTACACCATTCATAAGCCGCCATCTCTATCTCCTCATCTGATATTTCTTTTTTTACCGGTGATAAATCTTCATGAAACCTATTACCATTTAATTCTGAAACAAACTCGGACTTTGTGTATTTTTCAATATGTTGACCATCGACCTCGAATTCAATTACTGAATTCTTATATGATTTAACCAAATAAGGAACTCCGGTATAATCCCTGAATCTTTGTCCGATTTTAATTCTCATGACTAAACGTTTCTCTTTTCTTTTCTTGTTAATTTTAGAAATGGTTTAAGGAAGTTAACCCAAGCATTGTCATCTTTTGGTAAATACTTGAATAATCCGTCATCCATCATCATTTTCATTAGATTTTTATATCCCCTGTCCGTAGGGTCCATTCTCTCTCTGTATATCATTTCAACATAATCTTTCGCCTCCTCTGTAACTAATGGATTTCCTAAATCTACAATCTTAAGATTTGTATTATAGAACTCTTCTCCAAGTATACCATATTTTGAGTGACCAGTCAAAATTTTATCAATAATTTTTGGAACTTTTTTTTCTTGCCCGATAACTCGTGCATTATCGAGTATTTCGTTGATAGTGCATGATTTCTCCTGCAAAATGGGGAATAATTTGACCAAAGTTTTTTCACCTAATCCATCAATTCCGGATATGTTATCCGACTTATCACCAACAAATACTTTTGTAAGTAATACGTTTTGATGGGGAATGTCAACTTTGTTAAGTGATATCTTATCTCCGAACTTATAGTATTGTTTCTTAATAGGGGAGTAAATTTGGACTCTTTTTGATATGAGCTGGGTTAAGTCCTTATCTGAAGAGAAAATGGTTATATTCTCGTCTAATGCAATTTTACAGTATTGTCCAATTAAATCATCAGCCTCATTTCCGGGAACCTCAATTTGTCTTACAAAAACTTCTTCCAAATATTGTTTGACTCTTTGTCTCTGATGAAGGAATGAATTATATTGTTCCTCATTCATTTCATTCTTCCTCTGCCCCTTATAATTTGGATATATTTGTTTTCTTATTGATGTGTTTGATTCACTATCCCAACACACAATTACTTTGTCGTAATTCTGTTCTTCCAAAAACTTTCTAATTGTGTTAATGAAATGATAAATTCCTCCGATGTGTTCGTTTTCCGAAAATAAATCCCTAACCCCATTATAACCTATCATGTATAGGTTGTTTCCGTCTACTAAAAGTGTTTTCACTTAACCATTTTGTGATGTGATAAATATTGTTTCTTATTAAAGTATAAGTGTTAATAAGTGTTAAGTCAAATAAAAAACCCCTCTTTATGGGAGGGGGGGGTGTAAATTATATTAATCCTCATCATCATCTTCCTCATCCCCAACAAGAGAATAATTTATTTCATCAAGTATTGCATTCACAGGAAATAATTCACCTTTCTTATTGTGAAACTTTCCATCTTTATATTCAGATAGTTTTGAAGCATCCCCCATAACATCAGGGAATACATATTCATTCCACATACTAATAATTTCTTTTGGAGATACCGAACCACCCACTTCAGATTTTAATCCTTTAAATTTATTAGGGATTTTAATATTGTCTTTACCCTCATTAATAATCCTTCTAACCAATCTATTCATATCAGATTCAGTTAATCTTACTATTTTTCTCATAATATTAATTTTATAAATAAATATCTCATAAAATAAAAAAAAAACCCTCTTTATTAGAGAGGGTTAGTTTAATCCTTTTTTTCTGTGGCGTATTTTACACCCATTATCGTTCCAACAATACTAAACGCATTGGTTAATAAAATTCCAAACATATTTGACCAAGTGGAGCCAATAATTTGAGTTTCTTTTCCGGTGAAAATAGAAACTAAATATAATCCTGTTGTTATGAGACCGACACCCAATATAATTGATAAAGCAATCTTAACAATCATATTAATTAATTCAAATTGAGTTTTTTTCTGTAAAACATCCAAATTGTTTTCCGCATCCGTTTTGGCTCTTTCGGCATCCATTTTTGCCTGTTCAGCCATTTTCATTTGATTTGTAAGTTCTACGGTTAATCTTTCATTATCATTTTTCCATTCAATTAGCTCTTTGTTTTGTTCTTCAATTTGAGTTTTTGTTTCTTCAACATTTTTCAAGGTTCCTTGTAATTCTCCTAATATTCTTTCGTTCTCAACATTTAAACCAGACAACTCTTTGTTTTGATTTTGAATCTGTTTTGTAATCTCTAATCTTTTTCTTCTTGTTTCTTTATCTTTTTCAATACAAAAATTTAGATATTCTTTAAATTCATCATCACCATCCGAATCAATCATTTTCGCAATGTTTCCCTCAAAAACAATATTTTTTGTTTCTTTTAACTCAATTAAATCTTTTTTTGTTTCTGAAGAAA